CGCTGTCGTTGTCTCCTCTGAGTCGACGATCTTGTAAAGACCGAAGGCTTGTGAAGGATAGACTGCAGGGCTGCCTGAAGGCTGACCACCGTTGATGTAGATCGACAGGTCGGTCATTGACCATGCAGAGTTCAGCGTGATGGCTGTGATGTTCTTCTTGGCGACAGCCTGGCTGGTGGCATCGACCGTCAGGCGTACAAGGCCATGCTGCTGCAGTGCGAACCACTCCCAGTAGCCGATCTCGAGATAGCGGTCGGTTGTAGCCACGAGATTATTACCACTCAGAGTTGTGTTCACATAATGGCTGACCGTGTAGGGATAGCCTGCGCACAGGCCGTCCTCGATAACGAAACCGCCTGCAGCGCCTGCGATCTTCGGGGTTGCCTTGAGCTCTGCCTCTGTCACGCAGTCCATGGATATACATACGTTGCCGCTGTAGAAGCCCTTGTTGGAGAACTCAGCAACAGCTGCGAGGATATTCTTGTAGGCATCCGCACCGAGAGTGATAGTCTTGGCGGTCATGCCGCTGAACGGGCCCTTGTTCCTGGTCCAGCCGGCCTGAGAATAGATCTTCTTGGCCAGATACTTACGCAAGGCGATGCCGAACTTGGTCTGGACGAAGCTCATCAGGTCGAAGGCTGCATTGTCAATAGCCATGTTGCTCACAGGCACCGTCAGACCTACACGGTTAGGCGTTGGATTAACCTTGGAGAAATCAAGCACCTGGTCTGTCAGGGCCTCTACCTCACCAAGCTCCTCCATCTCGACATCATCGGTACTGACCGGCCACACCTCGTTGCCGACTACGCCGGTAACTACACGGAGGCCAACAGGAAGTCCGAGTCCCTCGTGGAGGGTGGGGATCATCTCGTGGATAGTCAGGTTAATGGCACCGCTGGCCTGGATATTGGCAGTGGTATTGCCAGTAGCGGGGTTTAGGAGGATCTCACGGTCGGCCTTGCCTGTGCGGACATCCTGCAGGAACTCACGGAAGCTGGCTGCCTTCTCTGCCTTCGCATTCTTCTCGCGGGCGATCATATTCTCATTCTCACGGTTGAGTCGAGTCATCTCGCCATTAAGGTACTGGAGTTCACGGGTGAGGTTCATCTCCTCGATCTTCTCCTCGTCGGTCAATTCACGGCCTGCGGCCTTTACATAGAGGTCGCCAAGTTTCTCGTTGACCTCTCTTGATCTCTGCTTCGCTTCGTCGAAGCTCTTGTAGTTTTTCTTCATGTCTTAAAACGTTTAAGATATTTAATTCAGTCAATTCTCTGTAGCACTGAAACGGCGCATCACTTCGTAGCGTCGCTTCATCTCACTACTCAGGCGTTCCTTCGCCAGCCTCTCCTCATCTTCCTTTCCAGGAGCGGACGGGTCAGATGCCGGGTCCTCTTTCTTTCCCATTTCCCTGGCATTGACAGAGGTCTGCCGGTAGGCAGGGTCCATTCCGATGGTCAGTGCGCTGACAAACTCAAACTTACGGTGAGTGATCTTCACATCATCGCCATTGCGCTCAACATCATAGTCTTTCGGATAAAACTCGAAGGAGCATCCGGAATAATCACCACGGCGGACCATCTCAAGACATCGGTCGCCGATATCACACTTGGGAGCCTCGAACTCGAAGTTCACACCACGTTCATCGACAGAGAGCTTCAGGGTTCCGGTTCCCTTGTTGGCTCGCGCGACGGTAAGCTCACGCTCGTGGAGCATGTTCATCTTTATATCCTGTGTGTTCAAGAACTCCATCGTACAAGCCTCAGGAAGGATCACTTCCCGGAATCTCTCTCCCCAGTCGTCGAGCACTTCGCTTTCAGCATTAAAAACGATGGCCGTGCCGGTGATGGTGCGAGACTCGCCCTCCTGACCTTCAGCCGCTTCTCTAACGGACAGCTGGCAGTCAATGGTTCTGATTTCTCTTTTTGTTGCATCCATATCTGATTTTTATTTACTATCAATCGGCAAATATTTATGCCGGGGTTTACCAAAGATCATTGTACAGCGAAAGCCACCTCTTCTGCTTCTCGACGGTGTCACCTCCCCACGATCCATGTCTGTAGTGCTCATAGCGTCGGGAGAGCTTGCTGTAAGACAGGGCGACAAGTGCTGGCTTCGTGTTGACGATGTCCTCGAGCATCACGGCACCGGTGTCGTACCAGTTGCCTCTGCAGTTCTTGTCCTTCAGAAGCCCGAAGGTGCGCTTAGAATCGAAGTACCTGGCACCGTTGGCAGTGAGCAGGGGGACGTTCATGTAGCAGAGCATCGGGAGGAGTCTTGGTATCTTGTGCGGATAGCCGGCCGGTGTCTGGATCTTCCCGACGGCTGCATATTTCTCCTGCCATAAGAAGGTGATGTCCTCCTTGATCAGGCAGTCGCTCTCGACAAGTATGAAACCGTCCGGGATGAGCTCCCACAGCTTCTGCACACTCAACATGTGCTTGGCTGATCCGTAGTTGCTCAGTGTCCTGTAGGTGGTCTGCTTGTCCGGGAACTTCTCAAGTTCCTTCTCGAAGTCTATGATCTGCCCCTTGGTATTGTCGATCCGCCTGACTCCCTTCATGCGTTTCTTCAGCGGTCGCTTGTCGGAATTGTCGAGCATAACGATTGGCCAGTCACACCCTGTCTTACGAAGGCTCCTGATGCAGCCTTCGGTAAGCTCCGGCGTGTTGTAGTGGATTATCGCTATCGTCTTTTTCATGTCAGGGGATTTTCGTTTATCATGTCGGACTCTCCGACGATGGCCTGAGCATTGAACTGGATGGTGTTTTCCAGGTAATTCCGGTGGAATGTCTCCGGTATAACCTGGTATGTCACACCGTCCCACACGATCCTTGATCGCATTCCGACCTTGTCGGTATATCTCATCCTTACGAGTATACATGCGTAGGCATCCAGGGCTCCGACGTTCATCGCCTGCTTACCCCTTGCCCAGTCAACGCCGGCCCAGAAGACCCCGGCACTTTCCCAGACAACTCCTTCACCGTCCATTCCCCAGCGCGAGGAAACAGCCTCCGTGCGGTTGAGAATGGTGATCCGCTTATCCATTAATCCTGTAGTATATGCCATAACCAACCGGGATAATAATGTCAGGGTTTACTCTTGACGTATGTGTTGTAGCGGATGGCGGAGTGGGGGTTGAAGTTCACGGCTTTCAACTCGTAACCCTTCGTCCCCCATCGCCACCAGAGCAGACGGTGTCTGTATTCTTTCTTCACGGCAATGGCCAGTGAGTCCTTCACGCTGTATGCCAGTTTTCTATCCCGGTACTCAAACTCAGCCCAGGCATCCTTGTAGTATAGTGTGTTTGTGGTGTCTTTTCTTTCGAGGTACACGGTGTCGTGGGTGACGGTGCCTACCTTCTGGTAGCTCTCGATCTCCTTGGCCTTCAAATGGAGGTCCTTGAGCAGCTGGCGGTCATCATCCGAGAGAGCATCCTTCACCTTCTCCACCTGGATGATCTTCTGGGTTATCACTTCGACGGTGTCACGGATGGTGTCACGCTGCATGGGGACATACTGCTGCGCCTTCGCCAGCTCTTCCCTCAGGCGTTCATTCTCCTGGCGGATCTTCCTGTCACATCCACCGATGCTCAGGATGACCCAGACGAAGGCCACCCAGAAGAGGAAGCAGAGTATATACGGCCAAAGACACTTGATATATTTCATAACACCAATATTCCGATTGCTATCATTCCCAACACACAACCAATAACATCACGCAGGAGGTCTCTTGGACTGAACTCGTCACCTTGCACACCTGTATTGTCAAGTTGCTTAGTCCCGAAGAATCCATCGAAACTCTCTGCAAAGACACCGATAAAGAAAGCACCAACGGCACTGATGAAGATAATCTCCCACTTATCGGTGGTGTCCATCATCTTGAAGATACAAGCAAAGGCGATGGTCAGAAAGAATGACAACCACACATGCACCATGTCAGGGGATGACAAGTATGCCTTTATCTTCTCATAAATCTTATCCATAGTTTCTACTCGTTTTTAAAATTGAAGTTTCTCGGGGTAGCCAGTCGTATAGTCATAAGCCTCTACGTCTGCGACAGTGGTCATGGCATTGATAGCTGCACGGTGTCTTTCCGTGGTGTTGAAACACTCACTTGCATAGACCTCCACGCTGTTAATCATCAAGAGCCATGTGTCAGTGGGGAAGGTGTATACCTTGCCTTCCCACACCTTTGTGACGCTTTTCTGACCCAGTGCCTTGTATGCGTCAATGCTTGTGCGGAGGATAGCACGCTTGTCGGCAGGAATCCACATCCATACACCGCCCACGCTGAAGGCATTGACATTGCTTGATGCGTCATACCTTGCAAGTTCCGCAAGTTTCCTTGCCTTCGCCTCCTCCAATGGGTTGGTGGGTGTAGGTGTAGGCTCAACACCGCTTTCCACGGCAACAAAGGCACTGATGTCCTTTGTCACCGCCTCGCTATACTGCTGCTTGCTATACTTGTTGTAAAGCACATATCCGTTGTCGGGTATAAGTCCGTAGTACCCGTTGCTCAAATCTTTAATCGTTACATGTTCCATTATCCTTCCTCCTATACGTTTTCATCATTTGTTGTTGCTGTCTTTGTCACCGTGAAAGACCATTGCTTGTCGGTTTCATTCCACGTCTTGGTGTAGGTGAATCCCAATGCGCTACCCATTGCCGACAACAGTCTGTCGAGGTCATCTTGTGCAAGGTAGTTACGTGGCAGGTTCTTGATTGTGTCCACGGCATTGATACCATAGGTCACATCAAGCATGGCGGGTGTAGTGGTAGGTACACTTGTGTTTTCGGGCAACAGTTGCTCGGTACCATAGTCGTTGACCTGATATGCCATGTTTTGCTCCTCGAAGTCCACCTCGATGGGCTCTGCCAACTCGTAGTATAGCATGACACCTTGCATGGCTGCTTTGAATGAGGCTGCATCGGTGTAAGATGTATCTTTTACGTAAATACCATCAGATACAGACGTACCTATTGAAATAGATTTATCGTCCATACCTGAACGAGCTTTAGTAGTGACAGTGTATTTTGTACAAACGAAATTAGCTAAAGTATCGTCGTTTGCTGGTTTTGCTGGTGCAGGTTGAAACCGTACACCGGCAGCAAATCTATCACTTGATGTTACAACCCATCCCAACGTCCCCAAATCCACGACCCCAATCCTCTTTATTGCCTTAGTTGCCGTTACCTCATCATAGACACTACCTGCACTTAACAATCCATTAGGGAACAACAGATTACCATCACCGTCCTTGATGGTCTTATAGAACGATATATCATGCACATGCTCTTGGTATGGCTCGTAAGTGCCGTTCCTTGTGCCCGACCATGATAGGTTGATGCAGATGTCGTTTTTGTAGGTAGAGCCATATTCAGGCGTTCCAGCAGTACAAAAACGAATAAAACTTACGTTGTCAGGGATTGTGAATATTGTATTATTCGTATAAATTCCCCAACCAGTACATTCTTTATTTGCGCCATAGCCAACCACCATAATATGGTACTTATTCACATCTCCATAAATTTTGGCAAAGTAATTCGTTGTTGGCAAAACCTTAATAAAATTTTTTGATGCAATATAACCTGGTGTCGGCACCAAAGCTCCTGTCTGTGGATTAATAGCCGAAGTTTCCCATTCCTCATCCCATTGATTAAACCCAACTGTCTTAATGGAATTACCATTGAACGAAAGCAACTGACCCTCGTTGTAGTCGTAGTAAGGCATGGGGAACAACTTCTCGAACTCCTCAACAGTTGATGGCTCATTGCCTGCACCGAACATCTGGGTGAGGTCATATAATCGAACATTTCTTACGCTGTATGTATTGCCTTTAGGAGTTACGTAAATAGTAAGACTTTTACCTTCCCCTGCGGATGTTGCCGTTATTATTTGAGATATTGTAGACCAATTTTGTGTGTCCGAAATTGATTTAGATGCAATGGTTTCTGCAAATCTAAAAAAGAAATTTGTACTATTCTGCGGCTTTACTTCTGCAAAACCTATATACTTGTGATTAGCTTTTACAAATACATTAGTATTGATAATTTGATTCGTATCATTGCCGCTAATTGTAGCTATTCCGTTTGAAATATTAATAGTACCATTAGAAGAAAAACCTGTTATCCCATCCGCAAAGTTACCATTCTGCATCAACTGATTCCACACGATGGTATTACCACGCATCTTCTTTATCAATGCGCTACCCGTGGCAATATCATCACTGCCACCTGACGTATCAAAAGTGAACTCACGCAACACAGGACTACCCGATGTGTCAACAAGATTCAACGCACTACCTGCCAACATCTCCTCGTAAGCACCATCCTTCTTGGCATAGTTGTCCTCGACATCCTGTGCGAATTCGTCGACAAACTGCATCTTGTCATTGAGGATGGTGTCACGCTGTGCCTCGGCCTCCTTGAACTCACCCCAGCGGCTTCCGTCACCGGCTACGCTGCCGGCCTCTGTTCCCTCTGCGGCCTGATAGCTGGCAGTCCTCTGTCTCTCAGATCCCTCGAAAGTATTCTGCCGAGCCGTCTGCGAAGCATTGAACGAGGTATCACGGCGCTGCTCTGCTGCGGTATACCGGCTCTCGAAGTCGGCAGCCTGCTCGATGAACGACTGCGCACGGGATTGCTGGGCAGAGCTGAAGGCAGCAGCCTGCCCTGACTGAGATTGGTCGAATTCATTCTCATGTTCCTGTTGAGCTGCCTCGAACCCAGCCTGACGCTGTGCCTCGGCCTCCTTAAACTCACCCCAGCGGCTTCCGTCACCGGCTACGCTGCCTGACTCTGTCCCCTCTGCTGCCTGATAGCTGGCAGTCCTCTGCCTCTCAGATCCCTCGAAAGTATTCTGCCGGGCCGTCTGCGAAGTATTGAACGAGGCATCACGACGCTGCTCAGCTGTGGTGTACCGACTTTCAAAATCGGCAGCCTGCTCGTTGAAGGACGCTGCACGGGATTGCTGTGCAGAATTGAAGGCAGCATCCTGCTCTTCCTGGGACTGCTCGAAGGCCTCCCTGCGCTCTTCCTGAGCTGCATCGAACTCAGTCTGACGCTGTGTCTCGGCCTGCTGACGCGCCAGCTCGTTTTCCTCACGCTGGGCTTCTGCAAGGACACGCTGTGCCTCTGCCGCCACGCGTGCAGCCTCTGCTGCGAATGCCGGCATGGCATATGCTATCTCCGGCGCAGTCTCCCCCTCGAAGTTAAGGACAACCTGTACGGGCTGCCCGTCCTGCTCGATGGTGACGCTGGAGACGTTCAGCACGTCATCCTCGATATGCGTCCGGAAATCATCCACATCCATGCTGTATGTGATCTGAAACATCAGCTCACCGCATCCGAGGTTATGATCATCGAATGTGGCTCGCAAGACGGTCGGATCGTCAAGGACCGAACAGTTGGAGTACGTGGTGCCGTCGTAGCTGACGAAGTAGTGAGACGTAGGCAGTCCCTTCGACCAGAACTTGATGGTGAAGGGAACGGCCCAGCCGGCATCGCATTGCAGGTTCAGCACGAAGTCGGACTTATAGTTTATTCTGAATACTTGGGTGCTCATAAGATCATGTATGGTTTTATTAGGATGTCAAAGGTGTATGGTACGGCGGAGTAGTTCTGCGGGCTCACGGGCGAGCGCTGCATGTAGCTCAGGTCGACAAGCATCAGGGATGCCTGGACTATGGGTTTCGGCACTTCCTGATATGTGCACATCAGGTTCTCGTAGGTGCGGTTCATGATATTCAGGACAGTGTCCTCGGCGGCATCGGCATACAGTTCCAGGATGTTATCCTCAACATCCGAGTCTATACGCGAGTGCTGCTTGATATATTCAAGTGTCAGCCATCTCATGCGCCTTCTCCTTCCCCGGCACCCTGGCCGTCGTTAGTGTCGTTGCCACGGAGTTTCTGGGAGCCCAGCTCCGCAAGGTTGGTCGAGAGGTAATGCCTGTCGCCGTCAGGTATCGACGGAAGGTCATATTGCGCACGTATCTCATTTGGACTCCATCCTGCCTCAAGGTGCATCTTATCGACCTTCGCCTGCGTCTCCTTGTCTAACCGCAATAGCGGCTGCTCACACATGTGGAACCTGCGCCGACCGAAGTCATCGACGGTCAGCAGCTTGCGCTGGAATTCCTGCTCTATCTCACCCACCTCCGGCTGGATGGTGCGCATCATATACTCCATCGTGGCATTGGTCGGTGTGGTGTAGTGCGAGTTGGTATCGAGCATCAGCAGCGGTCTTGGGGTCGCCCAGAACCTGGCCACATCGTCGAGGCTCATGCCGAGCAGTTCTATCATCTGCATCTCCTGGGATGTCATGGAGATCGGCTGCACCTTGTCGAGACCACGGAGGGCCACCACGTCCTGGCGGTAGATCTCGTCGTTAATCTCGGTGGCATACTTCTTGCCTGTGGACTTGTTGAACATTCCTCCGGAGATCGGCGAATACTGCTTCGAGGTATCCTCGCTCAGAAGGAGCTTTACCCTTCCACCTTTCCCGGCTGTCTCCAACGCCTGACGGTTCTCTGTCTTGATGAGCGACAGTGTGTCGATTGCATACCTCAACGTGGGGATGCCCCAGAAGCCTCCGTAGTCACGGAAGGTGTTCGGAAAGTGAAGGACGTTCTTCCTGTCGGTCTCAAACTTGAACCTCACGCCGTTCTCGCTGAGATAGGTCAGCGTATAGCGTCCAGATGCCTCGTCATACCCTCCGCACTGTGCAAGCCAGAAGTATCTCGGGTCGTCGAAGTCATCACGCTCGATGTAGATGAAGCCGTTGCCTTTCTGCAAACGGTCTATCACCACCTGCTCGATGAGGGAGCTCCACGTCATCAGGGGGTTGGGCTCAACCTGCAGGAGGTAGTTGAGCTTCTTTCCCGGTCCCCACATATCCGGGATGAAGTTTCCGCCCTCCCGGCTGACCCTTTGGTACTGCATCTGGAACTGGGCTTCGGTCTTTGCCCTCAATTCGACAGCACGGTAGACGGCAGAGATGGTCAGCGCTGCCTCGGGGCTCCTCGGGCGCTCGATACGCTCATCGTATGAGCCTCCCGTAGCCTTCGGCTGGTTGGCGGTGGAGTTGGGGTCGGTGGTCTTTGGGACACCCGCCTCCCGGCGCTGGAACATTTTGATGAAAAATCTATCCATGTCAAAAATTATATAAACTAATAAACCCACGACATCACGCCGTGGGTTTACTAACCTTAAAAACAAATAACTGCTAATGAAAAAAAATCACTCATTAAACCTTGCCGCCTCCCATATTCTCCGGGATACGAGACCGCCAATTTTCCTACCCCCTGCATTAACCCAGCGGATGAACTGTTCCTGGATCTCCCACACAGACCTGCCGGACTCGATGTACGCCTTCAGCGTCGACTTGTTGAAGTTGCCGATGCCGAGGTTGTACATGAAGTCGAGGACTGCGTCATACCGGCCCTGCGTGGTAAGGCACCGCACCTTGTTGGCGGCCCGCTCAAACTCTGACAGATCCTCCCGTAGGAACTGCTCTGCCTGATACTGCGTGATCCGGTCTCCCTTCTTCACTCCCTTCGTATGGCCGTAGCCGACGGTCCATACACCTGCCGTGTCCTGATAGGCTGTCAGGCGGCAGGACTCAAACTTCTTGATGTGGCTGATCAGTGTTGCGCTTGCTCTCATTGTTCTTCACTTTTCACAGCTTCGCCTAAAGACTCGGCCTTCTTCCTCTTCTTTCGGATCTCACCTTCTGTATTGACGGTCACCTGCATGCGCGTATGGCAGTTCTCCCTTCCGCATAGTAGCGGACGCATCCACTCCATCATGCGTGAGTTGAGATCCACCTTCTGCTGCAGATTCCTTACCTTATCCTCGAGATGATCCTGCCGTAGCCGGAGCTCATCCCTGTCCTTCCTGAGATGCTGCCTGTCTTCCTTCAGCTCGCTGATATATACTTTCTGTTCATTCCTGTCCTCCTTGATGTCGGTGATGATCTGCTGGTAGACATCCTGCCATGCCATCGCCGCCTCCGCACCGGCGCGCTTGCGCTGGTACCGCCATGTGAAAAATGCACCGCCACCTCCGGCACCGAGGAAGATGCCGAGGATGGCCATGATCGTTTCGAGATTGAATTCCATTTCGCTGTGATTATTCTATAATCGCCCGGAAACAATCCCTAAGGTTTACTAATCGCCGACGGCAGTCCCCTCGAACATCGCCTCGAGAATGAAGCCGGTGCACAGGCATTGGACAGGATCAACCTTACATGAGTCCGATCCGCGGTTGCGCTTGACGGGTTTCCGGTTCTCCATCCTGGTATCCTGATCAAGCACGACGTTCCCGAAGCACCACGGCCATAGGGGATTGGCCGAGAAATGGATGAGCGGCTGCTCTGCCTTGACGCAGTATGTGAGGATGTCCACTGCAGGGTTGTAGCTGGCGTATGTCTGGCTGACTGCTATCACGTGACGGTCAGGGTCAGACACCCCGATCCCCGCAAGGTATGCCTTGAGCATGTTCACGGGGTCCTTCGACTGGTAGGCGTCATAACCGAAAGTTATGAACTGCACGCCCTTGTCCAGCAGGTCCTTGATCCTCACCACCGGGAGTGACGGCTGGAACACCTCACCCTCTGACACGTGCAAGTACCCGGCATCTATCCACGGCTGATAGAGGGATGCCACGCTGCTCTTCTTCAAGGTGTCTTCCTTGATCCACGCATCCATGTCAGCAAAAAACTCCGTACCTCCACCTCTCTTCTGCCGGGCTGCCAGGTATCCGATGGTGTGTAGGTCATCACCCTGTGAGAAGTCCATACCGGCGAACACCACCCATCCCTGGTCTGCCGTGCAGTCCTCGATGGTCATGTCCACCTGCAGCTCACGGATCTTCTCCGGCTTGATCCAGTCGACGACCTTTCCCTGCTGGTACACATTGCAGAGCTTCGTGATGAATTCTTTCCTGGCATCGACATTCTGCCGGGCCTTGTGAGCCTCCTGGACGTAGAAGGAAGGCTGCACCGAGATGCCTATCATCGGGTTGGCCTTCCGCCATATGCGCTCATCGGTGAGCAGCAACTCCTCATCATCCTGCTCCCACGGGTCCGGCTGCAGCAGCAGTGCATGCCGATAGTCGTCGGGTAGGGGCGTGCAGAAGTCTGCCGGCAGGTCGACCTCCTTCTCGAGGTCATTCTCCATGGTTTCCTTCTGTCGGCGGAAGGGACCGTTGGGTGCATAGCCTGCTGTGGTGGTGATGACAGTAAGTGGCTCCGTCCTGGGTCCCATACCTGACTGGATAACCCTCACAAGGTCGAGCATGTCAGATTTTCCGTTGACGAAGTCTGCAGATCCGAACTCATCCGCGCAGCACACCTGTGGAAATCGTCCATCCTTTGTCTTACCGCCAGCACTCAGCGCAGTGATGCTGGCACTACGTTCCTGACCGGGTTTCCAATTGGTCTGTGAAGCGGTGAACCTGATACGCCTTTCATGGGGGTCCATTTGTCGAATGAATGCCTGGGCGGTTCTGTATAGCAGCTTGGCCTGGTCGCTGGAGTTGGCACAGCAGTAACCCTCAAAATTGCTATCCATGAAGAAGAATCCGAAGAACAGGATGAACGCTGAGATCAGCGTCTTCCCGGACTTTCTCGTCAGGTAGAGCACCAGCTCTGTCACCAGCCGGTACCCGTCGGCCTTCTTGGGACCGAAGAGCCCGGCAAGCGCGAACACCTGGAACGGCTGCAGCCGGTAATGGGTGTAACCCTTCAGCCCGGAGAAGAGCAGACCTCCGGAGTCTTCGACGTATCTTCCGTTTTTCCATACTCCCTCATATAGCCGGATGACCAGCTTGACCATCTTCTTGTCGTAATCATATGTGCGCAGCACCCTGAGGAACTTGATACCCTCAAGAATCTCGTAGACATTGTGGATATGGACATCCATCAGCCCGTCGTAGTATTCTGCCAGCCTGGCATCAATAGAGCTGAGCCTATTCCTGTATGCCGGGAGCAGTTCAGCAAGCATTCCGACTGCCCTTTCCTTCAGTTCTCTCGGATCTTCTGTCATGACTCCGCCTTTATTTTCCTGTAGTCCTCATCGTCAAGTACAACCCAGTCACCGCAGTTGAGCTCGCACAGCCATTGGCCAGGATGTGCGTAGGTTGCCTGTTTGTAATAATGATCTATCACGAAGTATGTGTCCATTCCGATATCAAACGGTCGGAGGACATATGCAAAGCCATGTTCACGGTCTTTCCGTATGCCACACACACATGGCAACCGGAATATCCCCATCGTTATCTGATCAGGTATTAGGTATGCTCGTTTGATTTTCATAGTTCTTCATTAAATAGTTAATATAATACTTGTGTCTCTTCTCTCTGTATTCCTGCTTTCCTCGTTGCAGGATGCTCATGTACCTGTAGTTTCTCTCGATTACCATCAATGCGTGACCGATGTCTGTTACGGGCAGTCCCATGAGGGTGTCAATCTTGATGTTGTTTATCGGGTTTTCCATCCTTTGCAAAGTAAGCGACTAACAGGCAGATGATGATAAACTCCACCATCATGCCTATTAACATTCCTATAATTAATGTGCCTATCATAATCCTTTCCTGATTGGTATAACCTTCGGTGAGAAATCTTTCAATGCTTCCAAAAACTTTTCCCTTTTCTTGAACACCTTGTTATCAATTCGATAATGGCGGTATGTTCTTCCGAAAGTCCCGTCCTTTCTCTTCGGAGTGTGGTCGCAGAAACCTAACCGATTATCCTCGCTTGCATAACTTAGCGTATGCTCAGTTTCCAACGACAAGCTGGCCACGAAGTGGAAAGGTATTTTCTTCAATTCTTCTTCTGTCATTTTTCAATCATTAACGTTAGAGAGTCCACCGATTGCGACAACTGGTAGTTGACCATGCAGGTATGGTGATACCTTGCCCTGCTCTGCGCCATCGTAACAAACATAACCACGTAGATCGCAACGAGAGTAACGGCAAACAGCCAATGGTGACGTATGCCGTGGAGTATATCGTGGAGCAACTTGTCAAGTGTCACTCCCCATGACCGAAGGAAAAGCCTAAGACCTTTCCACATGATCGCCAGTGCTAACTTGTAGTGAGTTTTATTCATAACCACAATTCTAATTGATTCCTATCTTTCTTCGGTTTACGTTTCGGGTAATGTTCCATCTTGTAAGGGCAATCCGCCTTTTGCGTTACGTCATAGGTGCGTTGACTTATCAACTCATTACCACGTCCCATCCATTGTGTGAGTATCTCGTCTTGTATCTTACAGCGAGACTTAGTGTAATCTACACCGTTGTCTTTCAACCTTGATGCCTTGATACAGTAGTCACAATTCCTATCCATCCACCACCCAGCCTCGCTGCCACTGGAAAAGCACGGTTTCGTTGTCTTGTTCATAATAAATACTCTTTACATTTAAATCCCTTTCGGGGAGAAAAATCTTCAAAATTAGTAATCTGGAAAATCTGATGCTTATTAACCCATTGTGACATATCCTTCTGCCATTGAGGTATTGGTCTGTGCGGATTGTCGGGGTCTCTATATGGCTGTGCGTAGGGGTATATGTTCGGCTTATGTTCAGCCCTGCATTTATGGTTCCTTTCCCACCAGTACATGATTCGCTCATAACATTCATTAAAATTATCATTGAGCATAGTGTAGAGGAAATATTCACCCTTATATCCGTAACCATTGATCAGTCTGATGGCTCTTTCGCACTCGGCAATCTGTCCGTGCGTATCACAACCAAAACGGATGCGGTGATCTATCCACTTGACCTGTGCCAGCAGACTGGCAAAGCCTTCATTCACCAATCGAGCATCGAGTGCCTGGTTGAAATCAACACGATAGCCCATTCTGATGATCTTCTCCAGCTGTGTCACGGCATAGTCTCCGGCCGCTAAGATATTATTGTCCATCAGTACCAGCTTTGTCCTCCCTTCAATGGCAATTTCTTCACAATCCATGTAATGACGGATGTTACCCTCTTTGCGAGGTACTACGCACCACTTGCATCTGTTCGGGCAAACTCTTGTTAGGAATCCGTAAGCGGTATCTTTCGGTATGTGTGGATAGATGGAGTAGTCTGGTTGCAGGCAATCAATCTCACATGGTAGCTTGCTCGCAATATCATAGCCAGTACCGCCCTTGATAATCTTATCAGCATGATAGATAGTCAAATCATCAGGAGAGTAGTTGAACACCTTAGACATATAGATGATGTCGTAATGATAGAATGGTATTGCCCATTCCACCTCGTCACCTTTCTGCTTGTGGTAACGGGCGATCTTACAAAGAGCGAGGTTGGGATAAATCGTTGCTCCCCATTTCTTTTTCTTCGCATGACCGTCAATATCAATCAAACCTACCTTCATCTTCATAGTTTCATGCTTAAGGAACTTATTAACTATTAAAACACAAACAAGCCGAGTATTAATGCTGCCAGCCACACGGTAACCATCAATATGATGAATTTTCGTCGTTCATTCTCTTTTGTACTTCTTAAACATTTAAACTTATATCTTGTCTTATTAGAAGTTTTATTATCGCCTTGCTTTTCAAGCCAAATTTGTTTTCCTTCTTCTGTCAAGATTTTGTATCCATTTTTTCTGTATAAAGATTCAGCATTACTACCATTTTCAGTTTTTAAGCGAATAGAATTACATTTAAGATATGTCGAAACTTCATCAGCAATTTTCAGTATTTTAGTTCCAATTCCTTTATTGCGATATTCCTCATTAACAAATACATTTGATAAGTAAAGCACATTGGGTTCATCTTTATATGAATAAAAGCTAAATCTTTGTAGAATATCTGCATCTTCATTATTATTTTTCTCACCTTGCTTTTCAAGCCATAAAGCCATTTCTTCACATGTATAATTAGAGTTTGGAATGTTACGCAAGAAACCTATAAGTTCTTTCCTTATCCTCTCACCCTCTGATTCACGGAGTTCGGGGAAAAGTTCCTCCATTCTCATGATTTCTGCATTGTTAGAGCTGAAACGCCATACGTTTCTTGCTCTTTCAAAGGCTTCTTCATACCTTTTTGCTTTTTCTTCTGTTGTCATAATCTCATCAATTAAATAGGGATAATTGCTTCGTCATATGATTCCACTTCTGAACCTGTTTATAAAATCACGACGCTCCGCTATTGACAATTCCTTCCAGTTCTTGGGGAACGTCCTGCGAAGACGGTTGATGGCTTCTTCCCTGGTCTCTCCTGTTATCATTCTACGTTCAGTCATAATATTTAAAATTTAAATAAACTCCAATAAAGATCATCACAAAAGCAATATATAAGCATAAGACCATAATGCCACTTTCAGCGATCTTGATTCCAAACAAAACCAATATTATTAACAGACCTATGTAAATTAATAATGCACTCAACTTTCTCATTTTATTGTCATATTTTTCATGTAATTGCTAAAAGTCCTAATTCGTAGTTCTTCCTGAACTTGATGATCGCCTTTACGTTGGACAATGTCCCCGGCATATCTGCATCAGTTCCCCCACACCATTCACCGCAAGGGGTGAACACATTCGCATGCGGTACCAGCTCCGTATAGTCGGCAATGGCATAGAAGCCATCCGGACTCATGTACACCAGCTGGTGAAACAGATCAATCTTCATTCGAGACATATTCGTTAACAGTTATCATCCATTACATCCTTCACATTCTGGTACAGACAGGACATGGGATCTTTATTCCCTTTTCCTCCTTTCCTCGTGTCTTCATTCAGCTTCGACGGAGTAGTCTCGTATGTAAGTCCTATGGCCGTAAGCTGCTGAGTGATTGTTCGCTGTATCTTGTCGTAATGTGGTAGCAGCGGAGATACCTCCGTTTTCTGCTGACCACTACTCCCGGTAACCAAGGATACGAAATTATTCATACTTATCATCTCTTCCTGTATCTTATCCCTGATAACCATATTGTAGGCTGTCGTCCTGATTAACGGATATAACCATACCTCACAGTCTACCCCTGTTCTTGCTTTCACCATTTTCCTGAGCTCCAGCTCATAGGCGTGTGCTGATCTCTCATTTGCCATTATTTATGAAATTTAATCTGAAGCTGCAAGGTACATTCGTAAGGTATCCGGCAGTCATTGTAATATTGTATATTCACTCCGAGCTTTCGCTGCGGAAGACACATCCACGCCTTCCAGCGGTTGTCGCATGGACGGTGCAGCGGGTGACGCTGATCCCTGCCACTGGCCCTCACCTTGCTGCCTCTCTGAGTTACCGCTTCCATGGTGCCCAGGCAGACGTGAGTCTCTTTCGAATTCTTAGGCCTGGCGACATACTTAGGCACCAGTCCGAGAAGCGGACACTCTGCGCAACAGTCTGGCTGCTCCGGTGGCAGCTGAATCTGTATGATATTTCTCTTCGGCATATTTATTTTTATTTAAGTGGGGAATTCCTAAAGTTGTGATCAAAATTGTTTAATGTTCGGATTTTTTCCGAGATTGCTGAATTTTAACCGTTTTGGAAAACGAAAATTTCAAAAAAACAGTCTGTTAACGGATGAG